CGCAAGGAGATCCGCAGCGGCGACGAAGGGAAATAATCCGGCCGCAGGCCGGCGGAGAGAGGGACCGTGCGGAGGGCGCGGTCCCCTCCTCTCCGCAGACAACCTTAACTATTAAGGTTTTACACGCAAGGCACCCAAAAAGGAACCCATTTTTAAGGCCCTTTTGGGTGCTTTCCTTTTATCTCCGCTAAAACAATTTGCGGAAGAAGGCGGCTACAGCCGTAAATACCTTCGTCTTCCGAAGAAAGAAAAAGGCAACCGCCAATAGTACCAAAATCCCGAAAATGTAACGCCACCTGTACGGGTCGGCCGCCGGCTTCTCGGTAATATCGGTTTCCTTATCGGTGTCCGTGTTCACTTCTTCCGTTTTGGTCGTTTCCGTCTTCTGTTCTTCCTGCGTTACCCCGGTAGCTTCGGCCTTCTGTTTTACCGTGAAGGTTTCGATACTCTTAATAGCTCCCTGCCTTCCGGTATCGGGCGGCTGCTTCTCTTTCGGTTCCTTCGGCCGGTTCTTGGGCGTGTCTGCAACCGGATTAGACGGGCCGCCCGCCTGCATAGTGTCCGGCTTTGCCTGCCGGGTATCGGGTTTCGGCGGGAAAAACTCGATTTTCGTATAGGTTACTTCTACGCCTTCGGTTTTCGTATTGTCTACCGTCCGGCGAAATTCGGCCGCCGTCGTTTCGTTCCGCTTTTCTTCGGTCTTAGCCGTTTCCTTCGTGCTGCCGGCCAACTTTCGCGGCGTGGAACACCCGATAAAAGAAACGGCCGCAATCCCCCAAAGAATAGCTATAAAGGTTCTTGTTTTCATACGATTTCGATAGTGATTTTTTCTTTCCGGGCTATTGCGGCCTTACACCGCTTTGTAAGTTCAAGTTCGTAAGGCGTGGAATTGATAACCCGCCCCTTTACCTTGTTTTCTCCGACCAAAATACAGCCGGAAGTGTCCTTACCGGTATTGCCACGATGAATTAGAATGCCGTCGAAATGCGGTACGTTCAAAAGGCGAGGAAGGTCGCGCCCGAAGCGCGGCGAACGGTTTACGGTTATTTCGTAGGTTCCGAACGGTATAGCCGTTTCGTTCTTTACCTTCTGTTCCCCATTGTCAAATTTGCCGTTTCGGTTGTCGTCCCGGTTCTTGTCTTCCAAGGTATCGCAAAAACGCACCCCGTCAATAAACAGCGTACCGATAGTATAGGTTTCGGCGAAGTATCGCCGTTTAAGCGTTAGTTTCATTGTCGCCCCCTTTCTCTTTTTCCTTTTTTAGATACTCGATAACCCCGGCTATAATCTCCTGTTCGTCCTTATGCTGGATGATTTGCGAAAGGATTTTAGCCGCATCCCCGATTTTGGCCCGCTCCTTGGCTTCGCTATTCTCGTAGATACTCTTTAATTCGATAAATCCCACGAACATAGCCCCGATAAACGTAAAAAACGGCAATACCGGTAAAGTGTGGTTCGTCTGCGGATTTAGCTGCGTAATAGCCAACATTTGCACCACGTCGATAGATGTAATTACGAGTATCATATTGAAATACCGGCTTATTTTGTCTACTGTCTTACGCAATCCGTACGAAGACCGATATTCCCCCCGTTGTTTGGCCTTTCGAATCCCGGCCCAAAGGTCAAGGAAGACCACGAACAAAACAAGCGCGTAAACGCAAGCTATAATAATAAGTTGCGGCCCGAAGGTCTGTAAGATATTTTCCATAGCTTAAATTCCCGCTGCCCCTACGTCGATACCGGCGGCGGCAAGGTCGGCCCGAACCATTGCTTTAACCGCAAGCACTTCTTTAAGGTAATTTTCGTATTCGGTTTTGTCCGCTTCGTCCGTCGATAGCCCAAGTACGAAAGCGTTGTACTTATTGATAAGGCTAAATTCTTCGGTTTCGTCCCGGCGGGAACGCAAAACGGCCTTTACGCATTTGTCGTAATCCGGCCGGCCCCATATTTCCTCCGTATCGTAATCGTACGCCTTCCTTGCGGCCGGGGTCTGTTCGCCTTCCTGTTCGGCCATAGGTTCCGGCGGTACTTCCACCTCGGTAATATTGTAGTTGTAATGCCAACTGCCGTTGCCCAAGTCCTGCAAAATGGGCGGTCTATCGTTTGAATTTGATTTCATACTTCGATGTTTTAGAAAGTTTCTTAATCAAGTGTTTGCTATCGCAAGACTTCGCCCAACCCCACCAAGGGCAAATAGCCTGCTTAAAGTCCTTTTCGGATAGTGGCCTTTTCCGTTTGTTCAGCTTCGCCAACCGCCGGCAAAAAGTCTTTTTAATGCCCTTTCGCATTCGGGTATGCGTATGGAAAAATACATATCCTACGAAGTCGATACCGCGAGCCGCTACGGGGAAAACTTGCCAATTCCCTTTAACCTCTAATTTCAAGTCCCCCAAATACGCCCTAATTTCGCCCATTAAGGAATGAAGGTAGGTTTTATCGGGTGCAAGTATTACGATGTCGTCCGCGTAGCGGAAGTAATACTTTACGCCTTTCTTCTCCTTTATCCAATGGTCGAAGTAGGTTAAATAGAGGTTAGCGAAATATTGGCTTAGATAATTTCCGATAGGTACGCCGTCCGCCGAATCTATAATTTCGTCAAGTAGGCAAAGCAGCCTTTTATCCTTCAACTTGCGGCGTAGAATGGATTTTAGCACGTCGTGGTTAATCGAAGGATAGAACTTGCGAATATCCAATTTCAAACAGAACGTAGTACCTTCCGGGTCTTCCCGTAGGGCTTGTTTTACCTTCTTCGCGGCCGCATGAATCCCCCGGTTCTTAATGCAGCTATAAGTGTCCGCCGTGAAGGTCGAAACCCAAATAGGCTCTAAGACGTTCATTATAGCGTGGTGCAAAATACGGTCGGGAAAGTAAGGCAAGCGGTATATTTCCCGTTCTTTGGGTTCGTAAATAGTGAATACGTCGTACTTCGATGTATGGAAAGTACCGTTTAGCAAGGTTTCGCGCAACTTCAACAGGTTCGCTTCCCGTTTTTTGTCGTGTTCGATAACTCCGTACGTGCGTAACTTACCCTTACGGGCCTTTTCGTCCGCAAGTTGTAAGTTCTCGATAGAACAAATCTTTTCGTACAAGTTACCTATTCGCTTCATTGCGTTACTCGTTTGCTGATTTCTTAGGGAACGTTCGGGAATCCCTACTAATACCCCTTAAATAGTTGTTGTTTTTTGCCAAGTGGCAAGGTTTTTACCCCGTTAAAAATCTGCATAGCTGGGAGCTGACATTCGTATTCGTATTCGAAGCCGTGTTATTCGTATTCGCGTACGAAAAGCCGGCATTCGCGCTGTTATTCGCATTACCGCCGAAAAGCACGCCCCAAGGGTAAACCGCCTTTATTTTCACTCGAAATAATACCTTGTTCCCGAAGCCCGCATAGTTACTTTACGCGGAAAGGCGTTACGCTCCTTAATCTTCCCAAGAATATATTTAATTTCTTGCGAATTGGTAAAGAACTTCCGCGCGTCCTTATCCGGGTCTTCTCTGTTGAACTTAATCTTAACCAAGAAGCGACCAGTTCCGAACTTCGTTTTAACGTCGTCCAAGAAGTCAATAACCCAAAAGGAAAGGTTAATTAACTTCTGCTGGGTTATTTCCGAACAATTGAAGTGCTTGTTATTCGCGTCCGGCTCAATCGCCAAGAAAGCCAAACTTCCGTCGTCCTGCCTGTTGTTTTCCATTTTTGCGAAAAATTAAACGGCGGGCATTCGTCCTAATTTGAGCTACTTCGAAAGCCCGCCGTAGTTAAACTTCTTTGTTAAATGCGTTCCGTTACGTGTCGTTTCAAGCGGGTAAAAAGCAAAGCCGGGAGCCGACAAGCGTAGCCGTAGACGAAGCCGCGTCAGCCGTATACGCGTACGAAAAGCCGGCAGACGCGCCGTAAGACGCAGCACCGCCGAAAAGCACGCCCCTTTGTCCGGTATTGCTTACTACGTTCGTATAGAAGTAATCGGCGAAGTAAGTAGTAGAACTTGCGCCTACCTCTACCGGCATATTCTCGCCATACTCGCCAATCATCATAATTTTAACGTAACCTTCATTGCGGGGTAGCTCGCCGCGCTTCTCGTAATCGGTATAGTCGTTACTTTGAAACTTGGCCGGGTCGGTACATACGAAAAACTCACTAACGCCGCCCGCGTCCGCACTTTGAATATTGCACTTGCATCCGTCCGTCCAACTCCATACGTGCCCGAAAGGATTTTCCAAACCTCGGTAGCTGGGTACGCTAAGGGTTTGGCCGTCGGTTCCGTCGCTTTTCTTGTATGTGTAGTTTACTACGCCTGTCTTATTTCCCAACGGGTTGGTAACTCCGCAAGGAACCATAGGATTATAGCCGTTATAGCCGCTCCAATCGCTCATATTGGTAACGCCTTGGCTTAATCCGCCCTGCTTATACCCTTCGCTCGTAGGCTCTGCGTTATAGGCAAGTTGGCAATTAAAGTTAGCGTATTCGACAGCGTAAAGCCACCAGCAAGTTTTTTGTACCTCGTAAACGTCGCAATTCCAACCGGCCCCGTTCTTGCCCGCGCTTCCTCGGTTACGTGCATACGTCCGGAAATTGGTAAGGCTGATAGACGTAGCCGGCATACCTAAAAGGCTTCTATACGTTCCGTCCCAACCCGCCGTATTGTTACCACCACGGAAAGCTGCGGAAGTGTTTACGACGCTTGCAAGTTTCGGCGTAGCCGATACGGTGCGGTCTACGGCCGCTTCGTATGCCGAACGATAAGCAAGCGGTACAAAGTGGAAGCCCGGTAGCGCGTGTTCGGAAAGGAAGCAACGGAATTTAGTACCGTCTACTTCAAATTTGCGGTAGTGGGCTGGTATTTCTACCATTACTTGCCCGTCGGTGCCGTCAAGTTTGGCGGCGGCTCCCGTATCGCGCTTGGTGCTGTCGTTCGCGTGAAGGTAATAAGCTACCGTTCCGTTGTCGCGCAAGACACAACGGCGCATTTTACTTTGAATAGGCAGCGAAACGTGAAGTTCCGGGCGACCAATTCGGGTACAAGCCGAAGAAGCTACGTTAGAATCCCATTCTATACCGTAGTAGTAATCGTAGGGAAACGTCGGCTTCGTGTTTCCTACTCCAATCAATAAACCCATAGCCGTATAAGATTTAGTACCCCCAAACAAGGGTAGCGTTAATACTCGTTTGCTTAATCTCGCGGACTATTTCGGGGTTCCAACCTGTTTCGAAGCGCGTAGCTACGAACTTGCCCGGCTCCATGCCCCAAAGGTTTACTTCAAGAACTACGGCGGTTTCTCCGTCGTTCTTAATGTTAAACGGCGTATCTTCCATTTTGAAGTTACCCGTACTTAGCCCTTCAATGGGGCCAATTCTTCCGATTTGGGCGGAAACCGTTTCGCCCCCTCTTGTTGTACTCATTTTGTCGAAATATTAAGTTACACAAAAATACCCCGTTGCGTATTATAATAATACGCTTGTTGGTAAAATATTAAAAACTTTCCTGCGCAATTGGTTCTACTCCCACAAGTGGGTAGCTATTACAATGAATGTAAAATTACCGTCGTTCCAGCTTGCGTCGTCGCCCGTATATACTGTAAATGAATTTGCGGTACGTTTAATTACAGACGCATATACGCCGGGGCCGTTATCGCTACGTAGTAGTTCTCCACTTAATAGCACCGTGTATTTATCGGCCGATGAAAAAGTACCGGACGGAAACGATATGGTGCAATAACGTGGCGCGTTCGTCATATACGATAATTGACATTTTTTATTTTCGGCTCCGTACCAATATTGGTTATACCTCTTTTGCTTGGTAATACGTGGAACGCCGCCAGAAAACTCTACCTTACCGGCAAATATGGCTTTCAAGGGGAAACCTTCCCCCGAATTTGCTACACCATAACGGAACCTATTAAGCACACACCACCCTTTGAAACTATTACCTTCGCCTACGCCTATAATATCTACACCTTCATTCGCTTCTATAACCAATTCGCTAATAGTTTCCCCGTCTTCGTGGAAATAGTACCCGGAAGGGGCCGTAGCAGAAATAGGGCCTATTGCCTTTGCTGCCCCCCAATTCGTATTAAGTATAGTAGCTCTAAATCCGTTATAGTCTTTTGTAAACGGCATATTAAATCCGGTATAAATACCACTGCTTTCTCCGGGTATTACAATACAGTTATTATTTTGCAAACCGGGTATAGATACACTTATTCCGCCGGTATTATCAAGTATAAAATACCCGTCCCGAAATGGTGTGCGCATAGCCCCATTTACAAAAATATCGTTAAACGTACCGCCATTGGCTTTTATATTTCCGGCTGAATCCCAGCTAATATTCCCCTTGGCAAGCCGGCCGGAACCGTCTGCACCACTAAAATAAACCATAGTTTGCCCGGCTGTATTTTTTATCTCTACCGTTGCGTTCGTAATCTTTACATTACCGGAATTATTTACGTTGTATTCTATCGCACGGTTTGCATTGCCTATCCTAAATTGGTTGTTGTCAAGGTCTATATATGTATTCCCGTCGCCCGTCTGAACTCGCCCCGTAGTAATGAAACGCCCGTTAATGGTCGTTGCGCCATAAGTTAGGGAAATAAGACGCGCCGGCCGCTTTCCGTCGGTGTCCGTTATCGCGCTGCTTAGGCTTCCCACTAAGAAATAGTAATATATAGGGTCGCCGTCTACCGCTCGCTGTACTGTGTCGAAAACGATGTTTCCGGCCGTTCCTGTCTTTTGGCAACGGGCGTATATGTAGTAGACCGTTCCGCTTACAAGGTTCGAAAAGGTGGCCGTATTTAGCTGCCAACTTTTTACGGTTTCCGCTATCGTATAGTGAACCAACGTACCGCCTACCACCTTTACCGTATTGGGATTCCCTTCGTAGTTCGGTTCAAAGCGGGTGTTCTGTAATACGAACTGCTGGGAACGTGCGCCGGTGGCTAACATGGTCGTTTCAATCGAAAGCGGCTTTATCTTCTCGCTGTAATAGTGTCCTTCGGGGTCGAAAACATTAGCTAATACTTCTTGGCTGGCTTTCCAATTGCGGCGGGCCTTCGACGGGTCGGCAAGGTCGTTTATCTCTATAACATTGTCGATTTTCTGCAAGTCTTCGATAACGCGGGTTATCGTTGTTTTGGTTACGCTATCGCCCAAGGTTATATTATACTTGTATTCCCGCAGCAAATCGCGCGTAAAGGCCGTAATTCGTACCGATTTGTTTACGCCTATGTCTTCATCTTCCACTGGGATATAATCGCCGACGGCAAAAAGGTTTACTACGGTCAATTCGCCGGCGAACTGACGTATAAAATTTTCGTCGATACTTAACCCGTACTGTACTTGCGGCTGGCTGTATTCGGTTATTGCCTTGTTGCCTTCCGCAAGGAGTTTGTTTTCCGCGTCGGTCTTGTAAGCGTCCGGCAAATTTATATCCGTGAAGAAATACTTATCGCCTACGCCGAACTGAAACGCCGCACTTGTTTCGCTGGGGAACTTCATGCCGTTTTCGTCCGTGAACGGTACCACCTGTATTTCCTTCGTCGCGTGGTCGTACTTGTGTATGTCAAATTCATAGCCGGCCAAGTTTCCGGTAGTGAACTTAACCTTTGCAGTAGCTCCGTCAATAAGCCACTTTGTATTACCCGCGCTATCCTTTTCGTTAAGGTCGAAGTTCATAGTAGCGTCCTTAAAGGCATAATACGCGCTTCCGGCGGCGGTTACTTCGCCGTAGCGTTCGGGTCTAATGTCGTCGAATATCTTTGTATTCTCCTTCAACCCGTAAGCCGCAATAGCGGCCGCATCCTCGATGTAGGAAGCGTTTTTAGCTTTGCCCGGAAGACAAAGACGGGTATAACGGTATTTGTCCCCAAGGTTGCTACTACCGCCGTAGACGTATAGCCGGGTAACTACGTTCTTGGAATTGATGTTTTGGCGCGTTAATTCGTAAAGCCCGCCGGTACGTCCGTACCGGAAGGTATAGGGGAAGTTTACCCCGGCCGTTTTGATATTGAGCGTACGAACGCCGTTAGCTTGGGTAATCTCAAATTCGGTGCTGTACTGTTCGCAAAGGTCTTGCAACACTTCCAAACAATTCTTTTCCGTATAGGTAAGCGTTTTATACTCCGTATTGGCCGGATAAACGCCTAACACCCATTTACCCGGATATACGCGGGTAAGGTTCCCGATAAGAATACCTAAGAAGTCTTCTAAATCGCCCGTAAAGCTATCTAATACGGTATCGTCCGGTAACAAAAATTGCACGTCGATTAACTCGTACTGTACGCCTTCGAAAGTAAGGGTATATTCGAAATTCCGGTTTCCGGTCTTCTTAATGCCCGGAAGCTGGTTAAGGGTATAAGTCTTCCCGTAAACGTCTATTTGGTCGCCCAAGTGGAAGGTTAAGGGCGTGGCACTTTTTACGGTTATCGCCACCGTATCCGCCCCTAACAGCGTAATACTTTGTTCGGCCTTGGTAACTCCGGACTTACGCGCCCGCGAAGTCAATAGAGCCGTAGTCCCGTCCGGGTGTCTTACTATAATTTGTTCCATACGATAATACCGTTAGTAGTGAAACTTTCTATTTCTTCGATAACTCCGGCGACAATGGCGTAAAAAATTCCGTCGGTCGTGTATTCGTGGCTCGCTGTTACGTCGGTTCCGTAAACGTCGTTCGTTTGGGTTCCGTCGCCCCAAAAGATAGTAACCGCCTTCTTGCTGGTTAGGGTAATCGTTAGCGTCTTCGTATCATTGCTTAAACGCTGGTGCCGTACGATACGCTTTACCGGGTCGGGTTCCTTCAATTTCAAGGTAAAGGTTCCTACCATAAGGTCGTCGTTCCAACGCTTGTTAATGGCTACCCCGTTTTCGTTATAGACTTCGTAAAGCAACGGTTTCGTAGGGTGTATATCAACCATAAGCCGCTGGGTATTTGGCCGGCTGAATACGTCCAAGAAGTCGTTTAGCTTCGTAACAAAGTCTACCTTCCCGTTCGCTTTCATAAAGCAATTAAGGGTTATTTCGCGGGGTTGCAGTATCTTGTTTTCAAGGTCTACTATCTCCCCGTGATAATCCGGCCAATCAACGGAAACCGGGGTTTTCATTTTGGGACGGTCAAGAAGGCCGTTACTTTCGCTTACATAAATATCCCAAGCCTTAAAATCGGTTCCGTCTATACTGTAAGCCAATTGCGCCACCGTAGCAATACTTTCGGTAATTTCTTCCTGCGTCAAGGCGGTATTATATACCTTAACTTCGTCGATACAACCGTACCCGTTGGCGGTCGTATAGATGTCTTGCAGGATAGCGAAACCGGTAGGCTGGGCGGGTAGCGTAATGGTCTGCACCAATGCCGTATCAAGGTAAATGCGGATTGTTAGGCCCTCTTTGACGATAGCCCAATAGCCCCAAGTATCGGCCGCAAGGTTAAACCACGCTTCCGTATAACCTTCTATGGCTTCCCAGCGTGCAAAGAATCCGATACGCTTACCCGTAAAGCCGTCCGGGAAGGCTGAACGCTTCAACCAGGCAAGAAGGGTAAAGTTCCCGGTAAGGGGAATTACGTTTTTGTCTATATCGCAATGCCCGTTACCGTCGAACTTTATACAATTGCCTTGCTTTCCGCCGGTAAAATCTGCTTCTACTACCGTACCGTCCGCCCGTGTCTTGCTGTAATCGTAAGCAATGGTAGAACCGGCCGCTTCATCGAAGGGCATATTTAGGATAATGTTACTTTCGTCTGCCATATCAATACGTTTTAGTCGTTTTTCGAATAACTTTTATTATCGCGTTACCTTCGCCGTCGCCGGTGGTAGTCGTCAAGTTCCCGCCGTAGTGGTTTACGCAAATCTTCGCGTTATCCCGTGCTTCTACTTCTACGGTGGTATCGTCGAATACGTCTACCATTACGAAGGAATTACCGGTAGCAAGAACCTTTAACCGGCTTTGGTGCTTTGCGAATACCTGCCCTACGTTCCAACCGTCGTAAGTGGCGGTACCCTCGCAACGGCCAAGGGCTACTACGTGCCGGAAGTTTCCTGCCGTAATAGCTTGGTCGAGGAACACGCCGTAGGCTTCGCAAGTACCTACGAAGTGCTGGCGTATAAATTCGTTGCTGGGGTACTCGTTGCTTAGGCAAAAGTCGATACCTTCAAGGTACATTTTAATAAGTTCGTCTTTCCCTTTGGTATCTATAAGGCGGCCGTACCATTCTTCGCAAATGCCTTTCTTTTTGGCGTCGCGGGCCAATCGTTTATTTACTTCCATATCGCTACATTGTTATTCCTTGCGCCCGTAACGGGTCGGACGCGCTTCCCGAAGTATTCTTTTCTATCTGTTCAAGGTACCGGTTCGATACGCTTAATTTGCCGTCGATGTTGGCAAGGTGTATAAGCTGCTGGCGCAAGATTTCTATTTCCTGCACTTGGTTTACACGTACGGCGTTCGTTTGTCCGGCCAATAAATCTATACTTTCTTGGCTGGCTCCCTTAATTGCACCGGATAGGCTCGTAGTAGGGTCGCCGTTATCGTCCAAGTCCTTAAACAAATCTTCGTACAACTTCAAGGCTTCGGCGTACCCTTGGGCTATTGAGTTTACTCTATCCTTAAACCGTTGCTGTTCTTCCGGGGTCAAGCCGTCGAAGGAACCGCCGCCTTCATCGTCAAAACCCATATCGCGCTGCAACTGCTTTACGGCATTTTGTAGCTGCTGTTCGAGGAATTGTTTTTTTAAGGCGTTCTTTACGGCATTACCTAATACCTGGTTCGTAACCTTTTCAATCGCGCTTTTTACTTTGTCGCTGTTGAAGCCGTCGGAGTAGGCTTCGGCTATCGCGTCGGACAATTGCGTAGCCAAGTCCTTTGCCGAAGTCTGCGTTACGCTTTCCGTAATTTCGGCTATGGTGTCTTCGATTTGGCGGCCTAATTCTTCGTACTGCTCCTTATATTGGTTTACCTTACCACTATCGGTTTTTTTCTTGCTTTCTTCCGCTTCCCACATAGCCCGCAAGTGCGCGCGTTGTTCGCGCATATTGTTAATAAGGGCCTTTTGGTTATCGTAAACCGATTCGCCTAACGCCTTATCTACGGCGTGTTCAAGTGCTTTGTAGGCGCGTTCCAATTCTTCGACGGCAGCAGCGTGTTTCTTAATGGCTCGTTCGGCCTTACGGTCGCGGGAGTTGAACAGGTCAAAGACGGAAGTTAGCATACCTACGGCTCCCTGTATCATTTGGGCCGGGTTCATAGTTGCGTACCCCTGTGCCATTTGCCCTATTCCGTCCACAATTCCGCCTACGTCCCCTAAAATAGCTTGGGTTTCGTCGTCCATAGAACCTCCCATTTTCTCAATAGCACCCGTAACCGCGTCGAACGAACCTTTTACCAAATCGGCCGTAGCCCCTACGCCTTTGAATACTTCGGATAGGTTCGCTTTACTTGCGTCCTTCTTATAGTCCTTCAAAGCCGTAGAAAGGGCCTTAAACGGGTTGCGGGTCTGTATTTCGTCCTTGGCTTCCCGCAACTTGCTTAAAACTACGTCTAAGTCTTGCGGGTTAAGTTCTACGCCTAATTGGGCCTTTTGCGCTTCGATTTTATCTATAAGGGCCTGTATTTGCGCCGTAGTAAGGTCGTCGAGGTTCCCGAAAAGTTGCTCCCAAGCCCCGGAATCGGTCAATTCCTGCAACGCTGCGGACGAAAGGGCCTTATTCTTGGCTTCCTGCAATTTCGCTACTAATTCTTCGTTATTCTGCTGGGTTGCCAATGCTATTTTTTCGTCGTATTGCGCGGAAATATCGGCGCATTTTTGCTGATATGTTTTGTATTCCTCTACCAATGCGTCGTAGTCTTCGTTCCCCGAACTTTTTGCGTATTTTTTGCGCTCTTTCTCCAAATTCGCCAAGGCTTCCAAGGCTATACGGCGTTCGTCGTCCGTCTTGGCCTTCGCCAATTGCTCGTTAAGAAGGCGGCTATTTTCGGCGTAGTTGGCTTCAAAGGTTATCTTCTTACCCAAATAGTCCGCATATTCGGATAATAGGGCTTTTGTCCGGTCTTTGGCCTTTTGCTCTACGTCTTCCTGCTGCTTCTTAATAATGTCGCTTTTACCTTTGTCAAGGTCGGAACCGTCCCCGGTCAAAGCCTTACGCTTTTCTTCCAAGATATTAACCATTTCCAAAATGGAACGTGCCCCGGAAAGTTGTTCTTTAAGCTCCTTTTCGAATCCGGCTAAAACGGTTTCCTTCGTTTCGTTGGCTATGGCGTTATTTAGCTTCTGCAATTCTTCGGCTTGTGTCTTTGTGGCCGTTCCGCTTCCGATAGCCTTAATAAGCTGGTCGCGCTGCTTCTGTAAATAATCCAAATAGCTACTTCCTTCTTTCAGCAACCCGGCGAACTCGGCTTTTGCGGCATTGCGTACTACTTCGTCTTTGGAATTTACCCAATTGTAATACTCCGTATATTTCTTTTTCCGGGCTTCCAATTGTTCCGTAAACGGGTCTTTTTGCGTAGTCTTAGAAGACGTGCCGGATAAATCCATTTTTTTAAGTAACGCTTCCTGTTCTTTGATTTTCGCCAATAACTCGGCCCGCTCCTTATCGGTGGTAGCTTCCTTATACTTTGCACGCAACTTTGAAATAGTCTTTTCCAGAGCTTCTATACTGCCTTCCGCCACTTTATCCGCACCGCCCCCGATAGAATCCAAAATTTCGCGTTCTTTTGCGGTAAATTCTACTTGCTGGTTTATCAAGGCGTTATATTCCCGTTCCGCTTTCGCTACGGCATCTTCGGCCTTTTTCCAATCGCGGGATTTTTCAATTATAACGCCTTTACGCTCTACGCCGTAACCGTCCTTATATGTTCCCTTCTTCGATACATACGCTTTCGGAGTAGCTTCTAATTCCTGCTGGGCTTTTAATACTTCCTTGTATTTCTCTACGGCCAATTCCTGTACGGCTAACGCTTTGGCCCGTTCTAAGCAGGCTTCTATAAACTTCGACTTATTAGCTACTAACAAGTCTTCCGCTTCTTTAACCGTCTTAATGGAAAATCCCAAGTCCTCGAAGCGGTCTTTATTGTCTTCGATAAACTTGTTTTTAGCGGCCATATCGTTACCCAGCCGGTTCCATGCGGTGGAAAGCTCGGTAATTGCTGTAACCGGTTCGGCGGCAGCTTCTACCACTTTGTTATTAAATTCTTCTTGCGCCTTCTTTGCTTCCCGATTCTTGGATATGAATTTGGAAATTAAGGCTATCGCAGCGGTAATCGCTACTGAAAGGCCAAGGGTTAAGGTCGCCATTAACGCCTTTGCCGCTACGTTGGAAATACCCAAAGCCGTAGCAAACTTCGTTTCCGCTACGGTAAGTAATTCTTTCGCCTTGCGAACTAATACAAGCTGGGTATATGAATCCTTGTTTAAGGTTTTGGCTACCTGCTGTAAGCCTATGGTTATAGCCATAAGGGACTGAACTTTAACCATAATCTTTTGCAAGTTTTCATTTTCCCCGGCAAACAGTCCTACCGCACCCTGCGCGGCCGAAAAAGCCCCGCTTATACCGCCCATTACCTCTAATACGGTATTCATATTTTGGTAGTCGTCGGACATAATTTTAGCCTGCGTATTTGCGTCGGCCATAGCGTCCGCCAAACGGCCTAATTCCGCCTGCATAGCCCTAAATTCGTCCGTATCTCGTTTCCCTGCCTGCTCCATTTCCGCAAGTGAATTTTTAAGGTTCATAACTTGCGTTCGTAACATCCCCTTTGCCTTCGCGTTTTGCTCTACCTTGGCCTTATTTTCGTTTAAGGCTATTTCTTCCTTCAATAGAGCGTCCGCCGTATTCGCTACTTCCTGCAAAAGTGTTTTTCGCTGGCTTATTTCGTCCTTTATGGCCTGCCGTTTTGCCGTTAATGCCCTATATTCTTCGTCCCCCTTGGCGGTGCCTTTCATAAAGGCGGCCCCGGCCGCTTCACCCAAACGGGCGTACTCTTTTTCAAGGTCGGCGATTGCGTTACTATGGATTGCGGCCATAGTGTCTATATCCTTAAACGCCGCTTCAATTTGTGCGGCGGCTTCTCTGTACGCGGCTTCCATACGTTCGCCGCCTTCTACGGTTGCATCCGTGAAGCCTTGTACGCGCCTTTTGGTTTCGGCCAATGCGCTATTTATTTGCCCGTTATTCGCAATTATATCGAACTCCAAGGCACCGCCTTTTATATTCATCGGATAATGCTATTTATTTGTTGTAAAACACTTTCGGCGTTCTCGCTGGTTATCTTGGTTGTCGTGTTGCCCGCTGTATTGCCGTCTTCGTCGTCGGCCATGCGCGGCGCGTCGATTAACAACCGTTGAACAACGGCCCAAGCTACGCCGTGATGTAAGTAATCCCATGTCCAGCCAAGGTGGGCGCAAATCGAACCCCGGCGGCCGTAAGGACTATTAAGCCCTATTACTCTATGCGCTCCGTCCTCGGTTGGGTCGTCCTTGCGCCGCTCATCAAGCGCATAGAGTTTATAAAATCCCCTAAGTTGCTTACGCTGGTTACGGCTTCGGAAAGTCCTACCAATTTGGAAGGTTTAATAGTGTGGAAGAAAAGGGCCGTAAGCCGGTCTAACTCCTTATCGTCGTTGTATTTTTTTACCCTTCCGCCCGCGCAAACTTCGGTAACGTGGTAGTCTTCGCCCAATACGGCAATAGCGATTATTCGGGCCATACGCGCGGCGTTATCTTTGGCTATGCGCTTCGCTTCCGCCAAGGTTTCCGTTCCGCCGGCTGTAAGCCGTTTTTCGTCTAAGCCCATTTCTACCCATATCGCGCTAAGTCTGTCAAGAACCGAAAGCGTAGGTTCCTGTATTTCGAAGTCTTCCTTTACCGTAACTACTTCGGGGCGTTGAAAGAACCCTTTAACGCCTTTTTTACGCCGGCGGATTTTGTGTGTAACGCTGAACCGAACCCCTTGCTTTACCAAAAGGTTAAGTTCTTCGCGCTCTAACTCTAAATCCGTTTTTTCTCTTATGTTATCTTCGTTCATATCGTAGCTAAATCAAGAAAGCCCCCGAAACTTTCATTTTGGGGGCTTTCGGGTTAAAATAAGGCTTTCCCCGCGTTATGCCTGTGCGTCTGCGGTCATAAGCGTAGCGGTCATTTTCTTAGTTCCCGTTTTGGTCGGCTGCATAACCGTACCGGCGACCTCGATAAGAAGAATACCGCTTTTGCTGAAAGTTGCGTTAATCTTACTTACGAGCTTCATGCGCGGAATCTCGAATTTAAGGCCCTGTTCCGGGGTAATGCGTACCGACTTTTCGACTACGGGGATTTTGTCCGGGGCTTCCCATTTATCCGGCGTACTGCCGGTGCCGGGGGTACCTACGCCGCCCAAAAGGTCGGCAAGAACCGTAACTGAAGGGTTCATAATCGAAAAGTTGAAGTTCGTTTTTCCGCCCCGGCTAATGCTTATTACGGGGTCGTCCACTTCTTCGGCGTAGTGGTCGGTTGTTTCCGGGTCTTCCTGCGTCATCGTGCAGGTGTCTTGGTAGGTATAACCCAATACGTCCAAGGTTTCACCCATACCGCCGTCCTCGGCAATTGCGCCTACTTCAATCTTGGAAAGACCAATAGTATAAGTTTTCTTTGCTGCCATTGTGGTAAATTTTAATTAGTTAGTTGTATATTCCATTCTACCCGCAAGTTGTTGTAATGCTCGTTAATGCCCGGTTCTTTAATTATGGCTTCCGTAGAAACCCGAATAGTCAGCCCGGTAATGTTCGCCGATTTTAGAACCGATAGAACAATAGCCGTTAGTTCGCGTATTCGCTCCCTATGCGCCTTAAATTGTTCGGTTCGGCCTATCCTTTCCTTTTTGTCGGGGACGTGGATATTTACGTTTGAAGTTCCAGTTTGCGGTACTTCGTGGTTTAGGAATAGGTTGTTTATAACCACGTCTTCCTTCCCGGAATTATCCGGCCGTTCTCCCTGCACGAATATCCCGCCGCTAAGGGCCGCTTTCAATTCGGCCGAAGCGTTCAGAATCTCAAAAAGAATATCATCGGTTTCTATACTCTGCATACCTCTTTGTGTTAAATCCATAACCGGCAATGAAGCCGGCCGAGGTCGAACTTTTCGCAAGTTCCGGTTACTACAACTAAGCCCGTAGCTTTGGCCGCTTCTACAAACTCGGTATTCGCAAGTTGGCTAACCTCTACTTCTTCCCGCGTTACAATTACCTGCGTGCCTTCGGGAACCTTGGCCGTACCTTTCGGTAGCTGGATAAGCGAAGCGAATACGCGGGTTTCTCCGTCGGCGGTCTGAATTGTCGAACCTTTACCGTTGGTTTCTTCCCGGCAAGCTGCTTTTAACTCCCATGCGGCGGCGGGCGTTTCCCAAGAACCGTTAGGTAATTGGACGCTTTCGCCGTCGTGCTGCAAGGCGTACAAGTATTGCGGGTATTGGTAGGAAGTCGTTACCATACGTTGCTTTTGTTCCGAATTTTGGGCTTGCCGGCCGGCGTAATGCCTAATTCCGTGCAAGTCGCGTTATACCAAAGTTTGATAGCGTCCCAATTCCAACTAATGGAATACCCGCCTTCCCCGATATTGGCAAGGGGGATAAGCGTTGTAAACTCGCGGCAAATGGCCGTTTTAGCCTTCCGCACGTCTACCGGTGCGTCCGGGTCGGGGATAAGTCCGCTTTGGTTGCAAAGTATCAAATCCACGTCGTCCGCCGATAGCTGGAATTTGCCGACCGTTTTAGTAATCCATTCTTTGTAAGTCATCGGGTAAGGGTATTAGGATAGGGGCGACCGTTGCCGGCCGTCCCCTTTCCGGTTAGTGTGTCCAAGTGCTGTTAGAAGTGTCCATAAGGAAGGAACGGCCCGAAGAAAGCCAAGCCGGGAAAGCGTTTGCAATTCCTACGGTAACTTCTTCGATAGGTTCCTCGGTGGAATACTTCTTTACGCAGGTGTGGCCGTTCATAGCTTTGATTGCTACGGAACCTTTAAGGTTCATATCGGCCGGCTTCTTCCAATAGGTCGAACCGAGCACCTTGCTTTCGCTGAACATTACCACGTTGTCGGCGAACGGGTTGCCGGTAATGCGGCTTCCGTCGTCCTTCTCGATAGTAATATCTTGGTCGATAACTACGACCTGCAAGCCGCGCAGGTACGCCAAACCCTTCATAGCCGCGTTTACCTGTTCCAAGCTCGGCGTTTGTGCGATGTTCAAGGCGTTAGCCGCGAACGAAGCGCAAAGTTTCGTTACTTCCTCGGTCTGAACCATAAGCGCGAAGGTGTCAAGGTTCATAAAAGCGTACTTCAAGCTAATACCCTTTTTCTTGGCCTTAACTGCGATAGCCTTAAAGTCCTTGCTAAACGGTTTCGCGCCGGTGGTGTTCCAAGCGGCCGAGCCGGTCTGAAATCCTACCTTCTGCGTTGCGTCGATTTGATAATCTACGTCGTACTCGGTAATTACGCTATTGTTGTTGTCGTTGGTAAGCGTTACTTTGCCCAACGAAATAGACTGCAACGCAATCCATTCCAAGCGGGCGGCCACTCCGTCCCAGCAGTATTGCGTATCTTCGGCCCACGCTTCTACCAACGCCCGAAGGTCGGGGTTCGCGGAAGTCATCGCTACCATAATGTCGTATTCGTTAAGCTCGTTTTCGTCCTTGGTGCGCTTAATAGCCACCTTCGGAATATCGCCCTGAATACGCGCGATAGCTTCGCGGGTCTTTTTGTTGATACTTGCGCCGCGTGCTACAAGGTCGCCGGCAATCTTTAACCCTACCTGCGCTTCAAGGGCTTTCCAGGTAAGCGTGTAGTTCTCCTTCAAGGGGAACAAGGTAGGATAGTAGTACGGTTTAAGGTCGTAGGTGTTAATTACGGCCTGCATATCCTTTTCGGTAATGCCAATCATTAAACTTTTCTGCATAGCTTTGTCCGATTAACGATTAAATGAATACCATACCGGGAAGTTTGGCTTTTACTGCGGAGCCTACGGGCGGGATATTGCTTTCCCGGATTTGCCCGATAGTCCAAGCGTTTACGATATGGTTGCTAAGTGCTTCCACGTCGTAGCTTTCGCCTACAAGGGCTATCGGCTCGTATTTGAAGGCGGAACCCGAAGCCCCGGCCTTGGCCGCGTTATAAATAGCGTCGCCGGCTTTTGCGGCGGTTCCGAGGGTGGTGTCTACCGTAAGGTCGTCGCTGGTCGCGTCGCTGGCGTTGGTAGCAATCCCCGTAATAGTGTACGCCTTTGAACCGGTCGCAAGCATAACTACGTCGCCTACTTTGAAGTTGTGGCCCTTCTTCACGGTATAGGCCGTTGCCGTGTTCGTCGCATCGGCCGAAAGAACGGCCACTTTGACGACGTGATAAAGCCCGTTTTCATCTTTACCCACCGGCGTACCTTCGTGCAGAACTTTCTGCGTAAGGTCGGCGGCGGAAACGGTAATACCGTTCGGAATGTCGGCGAGCTTGTGGGTAAACGCGCGGATAACGCGGTTATCCTTTTTCCTGTCGATTCTAAGCATTTTACAAGTGTTTAAGCGTTAAACCTCTTTACCGCCCAAGCCTTTATTTTCGGCTTCTGCGGTCTTTGCCTGTATGTAGCTTTCTACGCCCGCGCTTACTCCGTCCTTGTTGGGGGAACCAAGTACCGGTTTTTCGTGAAGGCTTAGGCCCCGGTCTGCCAACTCTTGGCCGAAGGCTGCTACGTCGTTCTTGGTTTCGGTCAGATACTCGTTAAAGGCGTTTTCGTCGGCAAAGCCGCCAAGTTTGGCTACTCTGTCGAAATCTTTAAGAACCTTTGCTTTATAGGCTTCGGGTACGTCGGCAAGCTCTTTAACAAGCGTTTCCCGGCGGTTGGCGGTTACGGCCGCGCTTTGAAGGCTCGTTACTTCGGACTGCAAGCCCTTAGTAGCTTCCTTTACGGCGTTCGTAATCATTGCTTGCACGGTTGCAGTGTCCAAGGTTCCGGCCGGTGCGGGTGGGGTACCGCCTTCTTCCGGTTTCTTTTCTACAAAGTCGTACTTCTTACGCAGGTTGTCCTCGCGCGTTTTGTTCGCTTTGTCTATTTCCGCGTCCGCGTCTTTGCGCCAATCCGCTACAAACTTCGCTACGGCTTCGGCGGTAAGTTTACCTACGATACCGGTAGCTTCTTCCTTGGTATTAACCTGCATGGCGATAACTCGCGCAAGCTGGTTAAGCCCGTCTTTTCGCACGCCCGGAAACTGTGTTTCAAGTAGTGCTACAATTTCGTTTAGTTCCATTTTGATTTTTGTGATTTAATTAAACCTGCAACAAAGAAACGTATTATAGTAATACGAATATTTGTATAGCGTTGCAAGTTCTCTACACTCGTTTCAACAATTCAACCGTATGGGCCTATAAGGGGCTGGGGTGGTCTTTGGTTGCCTCGATAGTTGAAAAGATAATTTCACGAACAAATAGCAATGCAGTACGAAAGATAGCAAAAGAAGGCGATTTTAGGCCGTTTTATTATCCAAACAAGGAAATATACCAGCCAACCGCATAAAATCGAATGGCGGGCACGAGAAAGGGCAAAAACGGGTATTCTTGCTTCGTCGGTTATCCGGCCCTTCGTGAATAAGTAGAAATATGGGAATTTTGTTACCGCTGTGTTACTATCAACATTCTGCCGGCGGAACTACCAACATAGCGGCGGTTACTATCAACATTCCGGTAATGTTGGTAGTTAATGTTGCAAGCTGCCCGGTAATGTTGGTAGTTCGGGGCGCAAGTCGAAAGCCCGTTTTCCCTCTCTTTCCCCCTACACCCTCTTTCTCTCTATATATATCTTTATCCTTATATTTATCCACAGGGGCTAAGTAGCCCCCTGCCAAGGAGCTGGCAAGCTCCTTGTTTGTGTGTGCCTTAATAATTGATATTTAGTTATTTATAATAGTTTGATAAATGAAGGTTGCGCGGCCCAAAATAAACCCCTCGCTTGGGGCTGGTTAGGGGTTGGGCTGTGGCTTACGCACGAATTTCGCATAACCGCAAATAATTGTATTATAAGATATTAAGCAATAAGGCAAACGTAACTATCTGATTCCGAAGTACCATAGCCCCAAGCCTGCCGCCGGGCTGGTGCTGGTCTGCTCCTGCGTAGGGGCTGGGTTGCCCCTGCCTTGCTCTTTGCGCGATTTTATGCCGTAAAATAGTGTTGTTTAGTGTTTTTGCAGTATATTTGCAACGTTTCCGGGGAGAAATCCGGGGACGCTTGTAAAAGCGTATAGGTATCTAAGTTTGAAAATCGCCAATTAACAAACCGTAATAGATAGACCTATTAACGCCTGCTTGCTGTATATCATTGTTCGATATATCGCTAAGCGTGGGTTATGGTTTATTTTACGGTGGGCGTTTGGCGATGCCTCAAACTTGTAAACCAAGAAAGGCCCACGCTTTTTTATTTGTGTAATGCCTGTTCGGGCCTTGGGGTAATAATAGTTTTCGATATGAAGAAAATTTACTTTTGCCTTTTGGCCTGCTGTCTATTGATAAGTTGCAAACCCACTTATAAAATTCCATTCTCCAATCCCCAACAAAAGGCGTTCGATAACTTCCTTTCCCAACGGCTTAGCTTAGTGCATAATCAAAATAACGATATTCAACGTAAGAACTTTTACACCCAATTTGAAACCGACCTATACAACTATGTCGATACAGCAGGACTATTCGTAAATTGGGAAGGGGTAATAGACAATATCGAAACCGAAGAAAGCGGAACCCTTACGGCTTTGAAGTTTACTATATCGTATTTGCCGGAAAAAAACAGGGAAATTATATTTTACTGTACCCATTTAATCGAAACCGATAGCTTACCAAATGATTATCTTTACAATACGGTTAAAAATATGCCGAACGGGTTATTAGTGTATTTTGACGGATTCATAAGGACAACGAATAACGGTAAAATCTATTATAATAAGTTCAACCAATACGAACAAGAAAAGAATATCCAAAAGCCTAAGTATGAATTTTGGCCTATTGAAATAGGGCCGGAAGTAAGGAATAATTCACTATCTGCCAATCTAAATAAGGCCGTTAATATATGCTATGAAATAATCGAACCTTTGCGCCGGAACTATTTAGGCGAAATAACAAAAGACCAAAGCGATAGCCTATATAACTCTTTATCCCCTAAATTCAAAGAAGCCAAAGGCCAATTAACCAAGGAAGAAAACGATTATATTTCCCGTCTTGGAACTGCATTAACATATAATTTTCTATACGGAAATAAATAGATGTAAATTGCAAGTACAGAAACGGCCCTATTTCCGCTTATTTCCTTTGTCGGGTATCATCCTATACCCTGCGGAATTGAAGGCCACAAAATCAAAATCCGGGAAAAATAAGGAAGGAGTAGCGCGGTGCTACTCCTTCTTTTCGTCTGTATCGTCGTCTTCCGCCATTGCGTCGGTTTCTGCCTGCCAACGGTCAATAGCGGCCGCGTTCCGTTCGTAAAACTTTTGCCGCTCTGCTTCCGGGGTATTCGCCCAATCCTTTATAGCCTGTGTAAACGGGTTATTCGGGTCAAGGGCTTTTAATTTCTCTTCGTCTGTCATAATTCCCGCATTTTAACGTAAATAGTGCCGAACAAATCCGTATCGGTGCTTACTATCTTAAACTTGGTACCGTTAGTAAATAATACTTCCTGCTGGTCTTCGGTAGCAAATTTACCGTTAAATTCCGAAATATCGGATATGTCGCGGCCGTTTTTGCTCTGAATCTCAAAAAGTACCCGTACTTCCGACTTCTTCAAATCCCGATAGCTGGCAAATCGCCAAGCTACGGCCGGGGTCTTCGTCGATGAAGTGAAAATAGCGTGTTTTATTTCGTCCCTGCCAGCGTAAAGGCGTTCGTAATCCTTCCGCTTCATAATCGCGCCTCGGTAAACGGTTCCCCGATACTTCGGCAATTCTTCCAACGCCTTAGCCATAAGGGAAGCCGAAGCCTTGTTAAAGTCGGTAAGGGTGCCTTTATCCAACTGCTTATTAAGCTGCCGGTAGTTCCCGCCTTGCTGGGTGTAGTGATGAAGGGCCGCAAGTTCTGTATTCTGAATATCCGGGTAAAGCGTACTAAGCAATTGCGTTGCCCGTTCCATTGCTTCGGCCGTGCTTCTTGCCCTCGTAAACTTCCGTTCTTCGGCGGTATAGGTGTTTACCGGCAATGTGCCTATACTTTTACGGTTATCCCGAACAAAGTACGGTAAGGTCTTCCAACCTTTCGAGCGTTCCTCGTTTTTGGCTATCCAATCGGTCAAGGCTTTCGGAACCTGCGTTACGGTGCGCTGGGGGTTCGGGTTCCAATCCTTCAACTTTCCGGCCTTACGTGCCCTTATTCGTTCCCTAAAATCGCTTTCCGAAATAAAGATAGGCACCATTTCGCAACGGCAATGCGGATGCCAACCCGTCCAAAGGAAAGTTTTAGGGTATCGGCCGGCTAATACGTCGCAAATGTCTACAAGCCGCTTTACCTTCCCGTTTACGGTGGTCGTATGGTTATTGCTTAGCCGAATTTCGTACCCGATAATAAGGGGGTTGTTTTGGTAGCTTTCCCACTCTGCACGGCGGTAGGCGGCGTTCATTTCGGTAACGGCAAGGCGGCGGGCGTTCTTGTACGCCGACCTATATACACCTTGGCCGGGGTGGTACTGTTTCGCCGCTTGGCTTAATTCAAGTTCCCCGGTTTCCTTGTTGCAAACCCGTCTATAAAGCGCGTCGGGATTGTTCAAGTACCCGCGAAGGCTACGGCTTACTTCTTCCGGGCTTTTCCCTTCAAGTATGCCGTTTTGTATGATAATTTCAAGTTCTTGTTTCGCCTTCGCCGTCAAATTCCAAACACGGGTAGATAGGTTCATACCCTCGCGGCTGGCATTAGCGTAGGCGTGCCCCGTTGCTCCTTTGGCCCGGTGTGCCTTTACTGCCTGTTCGCAAATGTCGGTAGTTGCTTTCCGCCGCGCCGAAGTCTTCCCGAATACTTCTAACGCCTGTTCCTTTACCCGTGCTTCTCCTTTGTCCCAACTCCCTATAATTCCGTTCTTGGTAATAAGGGCTGTTTTGCTGCTAAGGTCTTTTAGGTACCGGTCTAACTTGCGTTCGGCGGCCGGGTTCCCTTTCCAGGTAAAAGAAGCCCCCGATTCTATCGCTTTCCTAACCTCGGTAAGTTTTATGGCCGCGTGATAGGTATTGCCAAACAAGGCGTAAAGTTGCTTTTCTACGCTTGCTATATATTTTATAACTTCTTGCCTTTTATCCATTACGCCCTAAGTTCTTCTATTGCAATTTGGATATACTTACTTAAAATTGCGTTTAACTCGCTGCAAGGGCCGCTAATTACGTCGTACCCCTTGCTTTCAACGTATAGGGCATAATCGGCGGCGGCAACGATAACCGCTACTATGTCGTTCGGGTATTGTGCTGCCGCTTCTTCCGCCATACGCTTACCTTTTTCTACGCCTTCGCTTCCTTTCTCCCCACCGGTAGAACCGAAACTTTCCGCTACCTTTTTCCCGTGATTATAGATAACAAAACCAATCGAAGAACGTAATAGGTGCGTCCGGTCTTTGTAGGTGTTCAATAGTTTAGCGTTCCGCGTAACCTCTAAACAAGCCATTTGCATAGCGTCTACAACGGTGGCCGTAATAATGTCTACCGCTTCGTAAACGCCTGCAAATAGCTTATCTATGTCGAATTTCGCTACTATGTTACCCATATCTTAGTTAGTAACTATACGGTAGGTTCGTAAATGGACGAATAGGAAGCCGCGCTTTCTTCGGCTTCTATCTGTTCTATTTCTGCGTCGGTGTCGTTTACCCAGCCCAACTGTTGTACGGCCGTCTTCCGCGAACAAATAGCTTTCTGACCGGTGGCCGAAAGAAGAAGATTTACGTTTGCCGCTTCGTCCTCAATCATAAACGGCACTATTTCGGGTTCGATAATAAGACTACCGCAAGCGTCGGCAAAAGCCTTATCCTTAGCGTTCATCTGCGATAAAAACGCCTGTATTACGCTTAATCGACGCTGCAAATAATCGTCGAAAATTTCCATTTTATCCTGTACTTTTAGGTGCGCGTCCATAAACAAAAGTTTCAAGGCCACGCCCGAAATAGCCCCGATACCCTTTACCGAATCGAAAGCAATATCCGGCGTTTGCGTTATGGTATAAATCATACGCAAAAGGGTTTCAATCTCTAATTTGACGCTTTCGGGGGCCTGCGCCCATGAAAGGTATTGCGCAGTTGCTCCTTCTTCGCCCTCGATAACGGCCCCGCTTTCGCCCTTCTTGGCCCACCCCAAAATAGTACCCGTAGTAAATATTTTCGGGCTTGCGTGGTAGTCGTTGGTATCGGCGAAGTTGGAAAGCAACTTTTCCAAGCGGTCTATAAGGTTCTGCACGTCTTCCCATTCTACGGCGGGCTGGCGGCCATAGATAACCGGAATTTTGCCTATTTGGTTCTTCTTGGGGTAACCGTCCAATAACTGCCATTGGTTGCTGGTAAGCGTCCATTTCCGTATTTCGGTATCGGTATAGGTTTCGAAATAGGTATGTTTTACCCCCGCGCTATCCTTTACGACGTATTCGCGGGAGAAAGCCACCATATCGCCCGTTTCATCGAAATAGGGGTAAAGCCTATCGCCGAACAACGGGCTAAAAATGGCTACCCGAAGTTTGTGCGTTGAATCGAAGCCGTAGTTTTTCGTCGGTTTCTCCACCGGGTACCAAAGTTCGGCCGCTTCCGTGCTGCTGTAAATGGCCCGCGCTACCTTGCGGTTAAGGGTTCGGCTTTTGGTGTCGAACAAAACGCGCTTTACAGCTTTCAAAACGTCGGCTTCCTTGGTGCCTTCTTCCGGTTCCGCGTTAAGGGTTACGGGGTTTCCGAACGTGAAGGCTACGGCCCGCTTTACTATAAGTTTCTGAATCGCCAAAGCTACGCGGGCTACCGGCTCGATACGGAAGTTTTCGGTTTCCCCGTCGCCATTGGTAACGGTCTTTATGTTCTTCTTTTCTTCGTCGTTTATATCGAAATCGGAAAGGTCTACTTTTACCTTCTTATCCCTACGCTTTACCGGGTCGTTTACGTCGTGGCCTTGGGGGTCAAGCTGGGCGATATATTCGGCCGCGTTCGGCTCGGTTGCATTGCGCCCGTTCTTCAATTCAGCAATAGCGGTACTATGGTTCTCGCTCGCCAAAAGTTCGTTAATCTGCTTGCTGTTCATTTTATTATCATTTAATAGTTAAACATTATGCGAAATATCCGGCCGCGCTTTTCTTACCTGTAATTGGCCGTTGCTCTACGGTTCCGGTCAATGCGTCCGGCGCGTCATCGTGGGCGTTCTTGCCAACCTTCATATAATGCGTAAGGGCTTGGTAGAAATCGGGCCACATTTGCGCCCACCCGCGCGGGAAATAGGTAAGGTTTTGCACTTCCGCGCTATGCGTAAATATGCGTACAGCCTTGTTTTGTCCTTGGTGGAACCACTTAATACGGGTTTTGTTGTTCCCCATTAACCGGGCTTGCTTCTCTACATTACGCGCGAATCCCCGGCCGCCGTTGTTGCTCTCTACTACGGCCAATTCTACCGCGTGTTTGGTTAGCATTTCGGCCGTTTTGGGTTCGGTGTACTCCATAGGCTTAGCCGTATAAAGCACGTCCAAAACAAAATTTCCTATCTCGGTTTCAAGGTAGGTTATCGAGCAAAGGAAATCCGCGCCTTCGTCCGCCGTATCGGTATAGTTCTTAACCTTCCGTAGCTTAGTGGCCGGCAGTATATCGTATTCCTTAAATGGGTTTTCGTACATAAGGCCCTGCAAGGGTTTAGGGTCTTGCTGGTAAAGGCTTTCGAATACGTGCGGGTTTCGGGTGCGTATGGCTTCCAACTTTTCTAAGTTGTGGCGTTCGGGCCATAGTGCCGTACCTTCTTCGCGCGGGTCGTATTCAGTAGGTGCGCCCTTCTTAATCGCTTGGTAGGTTACTACTACCCACCCGTTCGGATTGTTTACCGGGTCGTATATTCCTTGCTGCTCCAATAGGCGGCCGGCTAAGTCCTTTTCGTGCCAGCGGGTAAATACTATAAGCTGCTGGCTATTGTTGTGTAATCGGGTTTCGGCTACCGTATCGTACCAATCTTCGATAGCTTCCCGAACAACTGCCGACCACGCCGTTTTAGCGTCCTTATAAATGTCGTCCATTATAAGGGTATCTACCGGTTCGCCTGTAAGCGGTCCACCTACGCCGACGGTCTTAAAACCGCCCCGGTGTCCTACTATTTCGCATTCGTCGGCATTGCGAAGCCATGCGCCGGCAACGGTCGTAATGTTCGATGAATTAAGGCGCGTTTCCGGGAATATCTCGGCATATTCCGGCGTGTCTATAATACGTTGTATTTCTCGGTTGAACTTACGGGCTTTCGGTGCCGAATAGCTTACGACGGCTATTTTATTGTCCGGGTTCCGGCCAAGCATATAAGCCGGAAGGCGGCGCGTAGAACCTTCGCTTTTGCCGTGCTGGGGCGGCATGAATACCATTAGCTTTTTAATCTTCCCTTCCGCGAATAAGGTTAGAACGTGGTAATATCGTATATGAAATTCGGCCGGGTCGAAAGTAGGCATAGTAGCGCGGGTAAACGGCAAAAGGTCGGTACGTGCTTCGCGTATCAACCTTTCCCGCAATGCGGCTATATACTCTATTTTCTCTTGGCGCGTCATTTACCTAATTTCTTTTCCAATTCGGCTATACGTGCGTCTAATTCTTCGTCGGTAAGCTGCCCGAATAAGTCCTTACCGTCCTTGCCTGTTACTTCGTTGTTCTGCCTGTTCTTCCAATTCTCCGGCTCTCCGTTGGTTAGTGTAAAGATTATCGCCGCCGTGTCCGGCTGGTAGTGCTTATCAACTATTTTTTGTTCCTTTATTCGCGGTATCTCCTTACCGTTTACGTCGTACTTGCCGGAACCTACCGTAGTGATGTGTTTTTCCTGCACCGTGTACCCTTGTATCTTTCGTAGAAGGCTTTTTTTCGCTTCGGCTACGAAGAAGGCCATACGTTCCGCTTCGGCCTTTTTTATATTCTCCGAAAACTCCGGAAACCGGGTAATCCAATCGTAGTAAGTAGAATCGGAAATTTTAACCATACGGCATACTTCCGCCACCGTATAGGTGTCGGTAGCGATAAGCGAACATATCTTTTCGGCTATCTTCTTATTGTATTTCGTCGGTCTTCCCATTACTTACTTATTGCGGTAAATCGTCCCCCGCGTGCAGTTCTCCAAATTCTTCTTTAATCGCCTTCGGGTCGCCTTTGTAGAATACCAATACGTCGTCGTGAAGGCCGCTATTCGCGCGGGTCTTATTGAACTGTTCTACGGCCTTCGTTACCTGCACTTCTTCGAATTGGTCTACCGTTTCTTCTACTGAACCTTTGCAAAAGACTAATACGTTTTGGTGTAGCTTGCCAATCTTGCGGCCCGCGTTCATCTGCTTGCGAACCCGGATAGCAAGGCTTGTTACTTGGTTTACTAAAATCAAGTGGTTATAGTAGCTTAGGCCGCACTCCGTAAAGGCTTCGATAGTGTGGCCGATAAAGTTCCGGTAAATGCCCTTTTTGTCCCGAATATCCCCAACTACGAAGACGGCAAAGCGGTTGTTCTTCAATCGGGCGCAAGCCTGCTTTATCGCGGCTTTGTAGGCTTCCAAGAACTGCGGGTAATCCATATTGGAAATATCGCGGGGGTCATTGCTATATACTTCCAAATCTGCGTACGGCGGGCAAGAAAATACCATATCGAAATCGCCGGTAACGCCGTTCTTTTGTAGCACGTCTTCAAGCTGCGTACTATCGCCAACCGTCCAACGCGGCGCAATGTCGGCCGGCATGTTACCTAATACTTCCTTCGCATTCTCAATATTGGCTACTACCTGTTTTTCCCGAAGGTCGTTACCAACGTACGGCATATTCAATTTTGCCGCTACGATACCGCGAACACTTCCACCGGCAAAGGGGTCTAAAATGCGGCCGCCTTCGATATTGAACCAACGGTAGGAAAGTTCGGTTAGAACGGGGTCGAATATTGAAGTAGTCGCCATAGTGGAAAACACGGTAAAATTGACCCAGTAGGGACGGATGAAATTGACCCGGTAAAAACGGCTTAAATTGACCACCTTAAAACGGTCGAAAGTGATCCATCTAAAACGGAGCAAGCTGCCCCAGTCAGTAATTTGAGTAAAAAGTAGTTGTTCAGAGGTTTAAAAGGAGTTGGATTTTGTTAGCTTGACTATCAAAAGCAAACCAAAATCCAGAGACTATGCCTAACAGACCTTTGAAAATGAATAAATTACGCACGATCATTCGATTGTACACCGATCGCGTTGGTTTAAGGGCTATCGCCGAGATGGCCCGCACTTCGCGCAACACGGTAAAAAAGTATGTCAACAAGTGGAACACCCTCAGCCTTACCTATAAGGAGTTCCTTTCCAAGAGCGATGCCGAGCTTTACGCTCTGTTCTGCATCGAGGAGACTCCGGTGGAGTCCAATCCCCGTATAGACGCCCTTGAGGCTTTTCTTCCTTCTGCCAGCAAAGAGATGGGGCGTAAGGGTATGACCAGCCACAAGCAATGGGAGCGTTATCGCGCAGCCCATCCGGACGGTTACAGTCTGACGCAGTTCCGTGTCGCCTTGCGTCGCTACGAACGCATCAGCAACCCGTCGATGCGTATGGAGCATAAGGCAGGGGATAAGTTGTTCGTGGACTATACGGGCAGCAAGCTGTGGATCTACCCTCCGGGTGAACAACCCCGCGAAGTGGAGGTGTTCGTGGCGATCCTGGGATGCAGTCTGCTGACCTATGTGGAAGCTGTCGAGAGTCAGCGCAAGGAAGACTTTATCTCGGCCTGCGAGAACGCCTTTTATTATTATGGCGGCGTACCCAAAGCTATCGTTCCGGATAACCTGAAGAGCGCGGTTACGAAAGCCAGCCGTTATGAAGCGATTCTGAACACGGAGTTCGAGCGGTTCGGCGAACACTATGGCGTGACGGTATATCCTACCCGGGCCCGCAGTCCCAAGGATAAGGCCCATGTCGAGAATGCGGTTAAGCTTACCTACAAGGATATCTTTACTGTCATCGAGCCGTTACACTGTCCCGATCTGCGGTCACTTAACATAGCTATCCGTGCGGCTCTTGAGAAACATAACAACCAGAACCGTCCGCGGCGCAACTACTCCCGTCGGGATTACTTCGAGGATGTAGAACAGGAAGCTCTCGGGCCTCTGAACCCGATCCGTTACCAGATGAAGAAGCATATCGTCACTACGGTCGATAAATACGGTTATGCGCGCCTACACGAAGACATCCACTACTACAGCGTTCCACACACCTACATCGGCAAGAAAGTACAGTTGTCCTATACGGTGGCCGACGTGGAGATCCGCTACAACTACGACATCATAGCCCATCATACCCGCGACCGCCATAACTACCGCTACACTACCGTTACCGAACACCTTTGTCCAAAGCATCGCGCGGTGATGGAGTGGTCGCCGGAGCGGTTCCTCCAGCAGGCTGCCGCCATACATGAAGACGTGGAGCATTATATCCGCAGGATACTGGAGAAGACCCGCTATCAGGATCAGGCCAACAAGATATGTTCGGGCATCCTGAACTTCGCCCGTAAAGTGGGGCCCGACCGTCTGGCAGCGGCCTGCCGACTGGCCGACAGTTACGGCAAGTACAGTTTCCGGGAGATACAGGATATACTTCAGAATAAATCCGAGGCGATAGACCTTCCGGAGGAGCCTGCCGATATGCCTGAACACGAGAACATCAGAGGCAAAGAGTACTATAAATAAATACTTAATCCATAAAACTATGAACAATCAGACATTAGAGAAACTGCGCCAGATGCGCCTCTTTGGTATGCACGACGCTTTTAAGACCTCGCTGGAGAACACTATCAAAGAGAAGATGACCCAGGACCAGTTCGTATCGCACCTGGTTCACAGTGAATGGGACAACCGCAAGAACCGAGCTGTTGAACGGGCTGTCAGAGCCGCCCAGTTCCGTTACAACGCCACCCTGGATGATGTCGACTATACCTTCGAGCGGGGTCTCGACCGTAATCAGGTCGAGCGGCTTGCCGCTATGGAGTTCGTGCGCGACCACAAAGACCTTATCATTACCGGACCGACAGGAACGGGCAAGAGTTATCTGGCCACCGCGCTCGGCTATAAGGCCTGCCAGGACGGTTTCCGAGTAATGTATGCAAGCACGGCCAAACTAATGAGCCAGCTCAAAATATCCAAGGCCAAAGGCACGATACTGGCCGACCTGAAGCGTATCGAACGCGTAGACCTGATGATCCTGGACGACTTCTGCATGCAGCCGCTCGACGCCCAATCGCGCGGCATACTGATGGACATCATCGAAGACCGGCATCAAAGGCGCTCGACCATGATAACCTCGCAGATCCCCGTAAAGGACTGGTACGACGTGATCGGCGAGAAAACCATCGCCGACGCCGTACTCGACCGCATCGTACACCACTCGCTGCGCGTTGAACTGTTCGGCGAGTCGATAAGGAAAAGAAAATCTAAATCTGAAAATGCCTATGGATAGACGCCTGCAGCTGCAAAACTACTCTTTTGTTCTTTTAGAACAAATAGTTATATTTGCAGTGTTGGTCGACACAATCCCGACCGTTTTATGGGCGAGAACTAAGTGGGGTTCTCGCATAAAATCGGGACGAAAGACCTACAAAAAAATGTTGTTTAACCCGGGCAAAATCATATCCTTTTAGACCCTAATCCGGACAACAACTTTGAACTCTTTTTACGCTTCAACTTTTGGGGGTCATCTTCCTCCGTTTTTTAGGGGTCACTTTAACCGTTTTTTCCAGTTTCGCGTCCCTCGGTTGTTCCATAGGTCGCTGATATGATCCACGCGCAAAGCGTCTTTTAAGCCCTCCCAAAGCAGGCAAAGCAATCCACCTACGACAAACAGCAAATATAATGCGCCTAAAAAAGTCATGGTTTCCCTATTTTGGAGTTATTCCAAAGGTAGGAATTATATTTCAAAGGGCAAAATCTCGGAAATCGTGACGGCTTTTGTTTTGGTCGCGGGCTTCCGATCTGGAGGCAAAAACCACTTTTTGATTTTAAAACGGAAACACATACGGAAACAAAGAAGCCTAAGTAATTGATACTTAGGCTTTAATTGTCGGGGTGACTGGATTCGAACCAGCGACCACACGCCCCCCAGAATTAAATTTTACTTTTTCCGATAAATTTAACGAACTACATTTCAACGTATTTGCATATATTTCAATGAGTTTCGATTTATCATTATCGGGAGTTGTTGCGATTTCGCGTGTTCCACCTGTGTTCCACGCGCCGTCCTCCTACCCGATCAAAATTGAAAAGTGAATCCCCGACATCCGAAAATGCCGGGGATTATTCATTCGGACAACCGACCCAAAATTCCTATTTCAGATCGCGGGCCTTGATGCGCACGACCTTTCCGTCACGCACGACAACCAGTTCGCCGTCCTCCTTCTTGGTCTTTTCAATCAGACGCTTTTGGGCAAGCAAAATGCCTGCATCGATTTTCTCCTGCATTTGCTTAATCTCAATCTCGCTCATAGTCTACGATCTTTTGATAAGATAACGGATCGACAATCTCTTTTATTTCATCCTTGACACCCCAAGCAACCTTGTGAATACCATCGGCAGCACTATTATCATAGATTGTCCAATAGTCACAAATCGGGGTATAGAGGGTCGTTAAATTCCTGATGCCGTTCGCATAACGTCGCCGAATCACATCCGACGGAATATTGTGCCCGCCCTCGCTTACTCGTGTCGCAACACGCTCGATGGCCTGTTCGGGTGTCGGCAACCAAAAGTAGAGCAACGTGACAAAGTAGCCTTTCGCCTGCGTCCGCTCCACGAATTTCACATAGGAGCGGGTCGCCAACGTCGTTTCAAACGCAAAATCTTCGCCTTCGGACAAAAGATCGTCCATTCGTTGCAGCATCAGCCGTCCTGCCTCGATCGCCACGCTTTCGGGATTGAACGGCGAAAGTCCTTTTGCAATCTCGTCGGCATTAACGAACTCTTTACATCCCAACATTTCGGGTAACACAGTATAGGATGCAGTCGTTTTCCCTGCACCGTTGCAACCCGCTATGATATAGAGTTTCGGCATACTTCGTAACAAAGGTACGCACAAGCCGCACATAAAAGCAAATTTTATTTGCGTTTTGTCGAGGCGGAGTACCTTCGACAAAGTCAAAGGTAACTATTTCAGCCGATTTAGGGCCAAATACCAATCTATAAAAATCACATTATACCGAGCAGCGACATTAAAAATCCGGATTTTTCCCATATAATTTATTTATCCACATGGCAAATAATCGGTCGGTTACAGAAAAAACCTTGTTAATCTCGGTGATAAGATCCTTTTCGAGTAGTTTCTTTGCGGCCGACTGTACTGAGCTGGCTGAAGTAAGACTGTGCCGTTTGATGAAATCGGCAGATGTAATACGCTCGGCTTCGCCCTCCCTGGCGATGGCATAAAGCAACTCCTTCTGCTTTTCGGGAACGTTCGACAGAATCTCCCGGAAAATCGTATCGTTCGAAGCAATCATATTATCGATGGCAGCCCGGATCGTCTCCAACGTACATTCGTCGCCTTCGGGCGTATCGGCAAACGATTCGTTGAAGGTTTTTTGGATATAGTAGGTGTGCCCCTGAAAAAGTGCATAAACCTTTTCCGCATCGACGGCGGCTATCGAACGGTTGCGCCGCTCGAAATGCCCGACGATAAACGAGATGTAAATCTCCGCAGGAATGGCTTTCAGCTCCAACATGTCGGCACTGTGGTAGAACGGCCGGGCGGCCGATGCAAACATCTCCTGCATCATGTGGCGTTCGCTCCCGGCAAAGATAAAATGGCTGTTCTCCGACCTTTGGATGTGAGTCCGCAACAAAGCCTCTATATTCTTCTCCGGATATTTGGCAATTTGCTGGAACTCGTCAATCGCTACGATGCAAGGCTTGTCCGCATGAGCCAAATATTGGAAAATCTCATCGAGCGTATATTCGGGCCGCTCGATATCTCCCAACTCCACATTGAAAGCGGGAAGATTGGTGATGGGGTCGAACCCGAATTTCCCGCTGATGGACTTAATCGTCTGAATGAAAAGAGTCGCCATTTTACGACTACGAGGCAGGAGTGTTTCGTAAATCTCCCGGCCGAGCAGATAGGTAAATTCGCGGAGGCTCGACGTATGCAGAATATCGATGAAAAAAGTATAGTACTCCTTACCGATTTCCGGCTTGTCGTAACAGAACTGAATCAGCCCTGTTTTACCCATACGGCGCGGTGAAATGACAACCAAATTATTGCCGTTGGTAACCGACTTGACAAGCCGGGCTGACTCGCTTACCCGATCGCAAAAATACTCCGGAGCGATCTTTCCGGTCACGATGAATGGATTTATAATCTTCGCCATAGGAATATCATTTTTGCAAAAATAATTATTTTATTCAAATTATGCAAATCGAATAATCATTTAAGTAGCCTCTCTCTCCGACACAAAAGCCAATTTTATCCACAAATTGCAATTATTTTCATCCAAAATCAAAATTG